GAGCATACAGGCAAGTATTAGAACTGTAACAGGAACAAGTGTAAGTGGAAATGAAGTTTCGTTCATTGATAGTGGTGTTCAACCAGTTCAATTGAATAGATACAACGTTTTGGACACTGTAAGAATGGTTGCTTCTAAAGTAAATGAAAATCAGTATCTATCTGGATTACCAAGAAATAAATCATTTACTACACTTTTAAATATGAATTCAAGTAATGAGGATCTTTCTCCTATAGTTTATATTGATGGTGGTGCAGAAACTGAATTTATAAATCATAGATTAAATAGACCAATTGATTTAGAGTCATATAATACAGATTCAAGAGTTAATACATTACTTTTTGATCCTCATGCTGCGGTTTATACATCAACTCCCGTATTTTTGAGATCACCTGCAACCTCAATTAAAGTATTACTAAATGCAGTAAAAGAGCCAGATTCTGATTTTAGAGTTTTATATTACTTAGATCTTGCAGATTCAAGTGAAATACAACAATCATTTGAACTATTTCCTGGATTTAAAAATACACAGGGAATTGATAATGGTGGAACTTTTACCATTGATTCATCAAAAAATGATGGTAGACCTGATTTTAATGTTTCTAATAGTAGACCAGATGAATTTAGAGAATATCAGTTCACAGCTGAAAATTTACCTGAATTTACTGGATTTGCAATTAAGATAGTTATGTCCAGTTCTAATCAGGCAAAACCAGTTAGAATTAAAGATTTAAGAGCAATCGCAATAGCATGATAAAAGTAGAAGGTCACTCACATCTTTATAGAGATCCTCAATCAGGTGCGATTATCAATTGTGATGATCATGGATATAGACAATATGTCAAATCTTTAGAATCTCGAAATAAACAAAAAAGAGAACTAGATGACATGAAAAAAGATATTGATGAAATCAAATTACTTCTTAAAACTTTGATTGAGGCAAACAACTCATAAATATAAGTAGAAAATATTATTTAAATAGATGGCAGCTGTATATGTTTCGAATTTAATTATCAACGCAGGAGCTGATTTTAATCAAGAATTTAACTTGGTTGAAGGTGATGACTCTGGTGCTTTGAATTTAACTGGATTTACAGTTGCAGCTCAGTTTAGAAAGCATGCAGGTAGTAGTTCTAAAACAGATTTCACAACAACTATTGTAAGTGCCTCTGAAGGAAAGTTACAAATAATATTGACAGCAGCGGATACTGCAACAACAAAAGCTGGTCGATATCAATATGACATTGTGATAACAAATGCAGCAGGTGAGAAAACAAGAGTCGTAGAAGGTTCTGTGCTTGTAAGGGAAGGAGTCACTCGATAATGCCGATCAAAGTCAGAGTTGGTCAATCAGACGCAATTAAAATTTTATCAAGTGCAAGTGGTGGATCTGTCACATCACAAAATGCTACTAATGTAATTGGTGGAATCGCATCAGTTACCGCATTAAATGTAACTGGTATTTCCACATTTGTGGGTAATATTGATGTAACTGGTATTGCAACTGCAGTAAATTTAAATTCAACTACCTTTAACTCAAATAGTTTAAATATTTCTGGATTATCAACGTTTGTAGGAATAGTCACTACAAAAAATGATTTATACGTTGGTGGGAATTTATTTGTAGGTGAAGATTTAACATTTGATGAGATTAATGGTAGAAATCTAAATATCTCAGGCATAGGAACAGTAAATACATTAAATGTGACTGGGACATTGACTGCTGGATTAATCGATGGAGGCTCATTCTGATGGCAAAACCAAGTACTAGACAAGGACTTATTGACTACTGTTTTCGAAAATTAGGTGCGCCAGTTTTAGAAATAAACGTTGATGATGATCAAGTGGATCTTTAGTTGATGATGCTCTTCAATTATTTGGAGAAAGACATTTTGATGGTATTGAGAGAATGTATCTCAAATATCAATTAAGTCAAGATGATATTGATAGAGGAAAAGCATCAGGAACTTCTGGAGTTGGTATCGTAACAACCACTGGAACTTCAACTAACGTAAGTGGTTTAGGAACAATCACATCAAATTTTTATGAAACATCCAACCAATTTTATACAAGTTCCAGATGCTGTTGTAGGTATTGAAAAAGTTTTTAAATTTGATTCAAGTTCAATATCTGGTGGTATGTTCAGTATTAAATATCAATTGTTTTTAAATGATTTATATTATTTTAACTCTGTGAATCTTTTACAATATTCTATGACAAAAAGATATCTAGAGGATATTGATTTCTTACTAACAACGGATAAGCAACTAAGATTTAACAAAAGACAAAACAGATTATATTTAGATTTAGACTTCGCATCACAAGATGCTGACACATTTTTAGTGATTGAGTGTTATCGTGTTTTAGATCCAGATCAGTTCACAGGAGTTTATAATGATCAATTTTTAAAATTATATTTGACTGCATTAATAAAAAGACAATGGGGACAAAACCTTATTAAGTTTCAGGGTGTAAAATTACCTGGTGGTTTAGAGTTAAATGGTAGACAAATATATGAAGATGCAGAAAGAGAGATAGAGGGAATTAGAGAAAGACTCATTTCAGAGTATGAGTTACCTCCTCTTGATTTTATAGGATAGTGAATAATGGCATTAAACCCCTTTTTTCTACAAGGTTCGCAGAGTGAACAGAGACTTGTTCAAGATTTAATCAATGAACAACTTAAAATTTATGGTATTGAAGTAATATATCTACCTCGTAGAATAGTCAAAAAAGATAGCATATTCACTGAATTAGAATCATCAAAATTTAGTGATAATTTTGCTATAGAGGCATATGTAAACACATATGAGGGATATGGTGGTGCTGGAGATATCATGACTAAATTTGGTATGAGTTTAAAAGATGAGTTAATAGTTACAATATCAAAAGAAAGATTTGAAGATTTCATATCACCATTTTTAGTGGGATTACCAGAGGGAGAAATAGAGGTAACAAGTAGACCAAGTGAAGGAGATTTAATTTATTTTCCTTTAGGAAAAAGAATATTTGAAATTAAATTTGTAGAACATGAAAAACCATTTTACCAATTAGGTAAAACATATGTCTATGAATTAAGGTGTGAACTATTTGAACTTGAAGATGAAATGGGTGGATGGGATCAAGTCAGCACAACCACTGAACAAATTGATGACGTGCTGGTTGATCAAGGATATATTACATCATTAAAACTTATTTCGATAGGTTCAACTGCAACATTGGGTGTAACCACTGCGTCTGGATATATTCAAAAAATATTCTTAAATGAGGACGGGTATAATTATACAAAAACTCCTACTATTTCTATAGATAGTGCACCAGCAGGAGGAACAGATGCAACTGCTGTCGCTATTACGACAAGTATAAACAATGTATTTTCAGTCAAAGAAATATTACTCACAAATCCTGGTGCTGGATACACAGAAACTCCAAATGTAACAATAGTTAGTGCAGCATCAACAATAATAGGAATAGGATCAACTTCTTACGGTGTTGGTGCAGCTGCGACAGCTCTCATCGTCACTGACAATTCAGGTATTGGCACAGTCAGTATTGCATCTAGTGGAAGTGGTTATGCTATCAATCCGACTCTAATATTTACTACACCAACATCAGGAGTTGGCACAGCAACAGGAAGATCAATTATAAATGCTGCTGGTTTAGTTACATCAATTCTTATTTCAGATGCTGGAATAGGTTATACTTCTGGAACTGCGATTGGAACAATTACTCCTCCACCAATAATTACAGGAATCGGTACGTATCAATTCAATGAAACTGTAACAGGTTCAAGATCAAATGCAACAGGAAGAGTTAAATCATGGGATGTTACAACAAATACACTCAAACTCGGCACTACAAATGGTACTTTTGTGCCTGGTGATGTTATTGTTGGATCTGCGTCTTCAGCAAAATATAATTTAGATTTTATAGAGTCTGCTGAATTTTCAGATAAATATGATAAAAGTGATGAAATCGAAACAGAGGCAGATGCAATTATTGATTTCACTGAAGGAAACCCATTTGGTACATTTTAATGTTAGGAACTTATTACTATCACGAAATAGTTAGAAAAACAATTATATCTTTTGGAACTTTATTCAATGATATTAGTATTCGTCATGATGATGCTAGTGGAAATACTTACAGTGAATTAAAAGTACCTTTAGCATACGGTCCTTCTCAAAAGTTTCTTGCAAGATTAGAACAACAGGCAGATTTAAATAAACCAGTTGCGATCACACTACCAAGAATGTCATTTGAAATGAATAATGTTTCTTATGATTCATCACGTAAAACTGGTGTCACACAAACATTCAAAGCTTCTGATGGTACAAATGTTAAAAAAGTTTTCATGCCAGTTCCATACAATATTGGATTTGAACTTAATATTCTTACAAAATTAAACGATGATGCTCTTCAGATAGTTGAACAAATTCTTCCATATTTCCAACCATCATTCAATCTGACAGTAGATCTTGTCAAATCTATAGGAGAGAAGAGAGATATACCAATAGTTTTAGATAGTATAAATTTTCAAGATGACTATGAAGGTGATTTTTCTACAAGACGAGCATTGATTTATACTTTGGGATTTACTGCAAAAACATATTTATTTGGTCCTATTGCCGAATCTTCTGAGGGACTCATTAAGAAAGTTCAG